CGTTGGCACCAGAATTACTCCAGGGAGGAAGATTCGGATAATACTTGTAGTTCCACTGGGCGTTTACGTTATTGAGAACTATTTTGCAAATGCTTTATATAAATTATTGAATAAGAAAGACTGGTGTTCAATGTCATCTATGACAGGGAGTGTTTTAGTTGACCATATTGATGACTTGGTTCACACTAATGGCTTTTATTTAAATGTTTCGAGTGACTATACTGCATATGATTCAACTGAAAAGTGGGACAACGTTCTTAGAGGCGTAGCAGAAGGTGGTCGTGAGGCACTTCTTGCTGTCATTGACCGTCCGTTATGGCCTGAAGGATGGGGGGATACTCCTGACTTATGGTATGAGTTATGTGAAAAATATTCAAAGGCAGCATTTAAGGGACCAGATGGTATTGTGAGAATATTAAATCAAGTTTGTTCAGGTGAAAATTTAACGGCAGTAAAGAATTCTCTTACAAACAAAGCGGTACAAAAATTGATTAGGGACGAGATAAATCGGGATTATCCCCGTTTTGGATTGGAATTAATGCGTGTACTTGGTGATGATGCATATTGTGTTTATTCAAAGAACGGAGATTGGACATTAGAGGATTTTCAGATCATGAGAAAAGCGTTGATTACGGTCGTTGAAGGAAATGGGATGAAGATCAACAAAGTTAAAACGCTAATATCACGATTTAGAGCTGAGTATCTTAAGGTGTTTACGTTCGGTGGAAGAATTGCGCCACGAACGACAAATCTTCAAGTTCTTGGGGCTGAGAAAGAGAGTAAAGCCATATCTATGATAGCGAGAATGATATCTTTAAAGGACATTCTGAACATTTGGGTTTCGAGAGGTGGAAAGCATGATGTGTCATATAGATTCTTAATTTCCTGTTGGGTCATTGCTGGAAGACTTAAAACTGGCAATACTTGGGCAGATCTTTCATTAGACTATTTGTTTTTACCAAAGTGTTTGAGGGGTGTGGGTTGCATGCCAGGGACTATATTAGGTGCTAATGTTGATCACTTAATATATCCATTATTGAATTCATCTCAGAAACGGAAACTTAACGTTGCTGCTAATTTCATGGATTCGATACCATCAACACGGAGAGAAATTAAAAGGATAGTAGAAAGAAACGCTTATGAATTGCCGGGTTCGGTCTTAGCAAGGAGTGGAATGAAAGAAGAAAAGATATTAGCATCAAGAGACATGGTGAGACAACTGAAAGAGTTAGGTCTACCATATCCAAAGAAAACCTATGAAAATTTGCCAAATGTTTTGTGCGCTGAGGTAGTTATGTCAAATACAGCTTTTCAGTCAATGGACAAACATGACATGGAGAAAGCCAAAATGCCTAGTAAAATAAGAAATCTTTTAGATAGTAAATTAGCTTCTGGATGGGATGGTATACGTGTTAAATTCCTTGAATATTCAGAAGCGAGACACAACTTTGATTTGATAGCGGGACTTGATGGTGTTATTAAAAGGATATTTCACGTTTATGGGGCCATTTCTTATTTTGGAAGTGAACGCG